CCGATCCTCAATCTATCACCATCGGGGGGACGACTAGCCCACTACCGAGAACTTTCTCGGAGGGGAGCGAATCGGCCTATACCAGTGGTGACGGATTGTGGAAGCTGTCGGTTAACCATAACCTGGTAAAACAGGGAAGGGTCCGGCACCTTCTGAGGTTCGACCACTCGAAAATCGCAGCCAATCCGTTGGAGGCTGGCGAGAACGTGCGCGTCAATGCGGCAGTTTATACCGTGTTTGACGTGCCGCCCGCCGGCTTCTATTCGGCAGCGGAGATCTTCGCGATCTGGGCAGGCTATAAAGGCCTGCTCACTGCGTCTTCGGATGCGATCGTCACCAAGGTTCTAGGTGGCGAATCGTAGAGAGGATGAGGTCCAGCCGTCCGACGATCGTAAGATCGTTTGGATAGGTAGACGTCATCGTCATGACGACTCCGACCACGAAGGATTGGAGCTCAGGCTTTCCGTTAGCTATAAAACGCTGGCGGTAGTCTTTGCTCTGTTCAACGTGGTTGGTCACATCGTCGACACTGTTTCTAGACGGGACATCTCCCATGTGAGCGAAATGCTCTGGGGGCTGTTCCCGTTTTAGGATCGTGTGGCTATGCCTTCGGGCATACTCTGTGGTTCCAGTGTTGCAGGTTCCTGTAACAACGAGTCGGGGGAGATCCCCGAGTTAGGAGAAGTAAAATTCACCATAACCCAGGGGAGTACTCTCCCCCCAATCTCCGGGCTGCCATGATGGTATGTCGCTTGGCTAACGCCAGCTTCATATCTTCGGGCGGCTACGGGATGCGTTACATCGTCGAGGAGAACGTTCACGAGGCCATTGACCCGGACAAACAAATCCGGATCGTGGACACCGAGGACGAGTCCTACGTCAGTGTGACGGACCTGCTGTGCAGGTTGCCTGTCGACCTAGTAATGCAGGTCGAGTACGTTTTCAGTGTAAACTGATCGCGTACCTTGCTGGAAGATGGGTGCCATCAGGCTAGGCATTTGGTTACCCCCTCAATGAGAGGAGGGCCAATGAAAAGGCTGATGTCACTCTGGTCCCGGCTAGCGGAGGAATCCGCTAGCCTATGCTGCACTAGCGCCCATCAGGACATTAATACCGTCCTGATGCGGATCGAACATGAGGGGTTGTCGTTTTTAACGATAACCCTACCCGACCTTGGCAAGTCGTTCCAAAGATGGCTTGACCAGGGTAAGGTGGCTAACCACTCCGCGTTTTGCAAAGAACGTGGAGGAAATCTCCCCCGATTTCTCGGAGGTTTTTTCAGCCGTGTGTTCGACCGTGATAGTGGCTTGTTACTCGATGATCCCTGTACGGACGCTATTCGAGCTATCCGTCAGCTAACGCTGATGTTTAGCAAGATTGAGCTTGAGTGCTCCCAAGCACGAAAGCTAGCGGCCGTTAGGAATTATATCGAGTGTGAGCAGGAAGTCCGTTTGTTCGACAATGAACTCTCTAAGAGCGATCTGCGAGAGTTTGTTTCCATGTCGAACATGCTGTATGGTGGTGTTTTCCAGGAGTTGGATAGAGATATCTACTCCGGGAAGTACCTTCCAAAGCACGGTCCAGGGTCTACTGCCGACGGGCATCTGGGAAACCAGAAGTTCCGTCAGGTAGTCTGGACTGAACGTCTCGAAAAAGCCGGACTTAATGCCGGCGAGAATCTCCTCCCTAACTGGCGCTTTTATGACCAGTTGGGCGGAGTTGACTTCCTCGAACCTGGCGCAGAGGTACCTGTAAAGGTTACCCTTGTGCCTAAGACGCTTAAGACTCCGCGCGTGATCGCCATGGAGCCGACCTGCATGCAGTATATGCAGCAGGCCGTGCTCTCGCGATTGCTCGCGCACCTCGGTCAGGATGACTTCCTGTCGAGGGTTATCGGATTTGATGACCAGGTTCCTAATCAGAACATGGCCATGCGTGGCTCGGTTGACAACCGAACTGCGACACTCGATTTGAGTGACGCTTCCGATAGAGTCTCGAACCAGCTCGTTAGGGTTATGTTGAATCGGTGGCCTCATTTGTTTGGGGCTGTCGACGCTACACGATCCCGACGGGCAGAACTTCCAGAAAGCGGGCAAATCGTCCGCCTCTCGAAGTTCGCGTCTATGGGTTCAGCACTTTGCTTCCCTTTTGAAGCAATGGTTTTCACAACATTGATCTTCATGGGGATTCAGAGATCGCTTAACACGTCACTTTGCCGCAATGACCTGAAAAGGTATGCGGATGAGGTGCGCGTCTTTGGGGACGATCTAATTGTCCCTAGAGACCATGTGCTTACCGTCGTCAGTACACTCGAACATTTCGGTGCAAGAGTGGGGACTGACAAGTCTTTCTGGACTGGAAAGTTCAGAGAGTCTTGTGGCAAGGAGTACTTTAATGGGCACGATGTTAGCATTGTTCGTGTC